AATAACTGAATGAAAAGAATCATTTTCTCTAGTTGACCATAATCCCCAACCTGCAATTTTTTCATCTCTTACTGAATGAAAGATAGCCATTGCTCCACTATGTGTTGTTCCATTATTTAAAAAGAAAGCATATTGTTCTGGTCTTGTAAAATTACCTTTAATGATTGCTATTTGTTTAGGACTATCAATAAGATGTTCTGCAAGAATAGATACAGATGTTGATTTATAACCATCTTCAATATCTGAATAAATAAATTCTCTAACTGACTTACCATTCTTTTGAACAAATCCTGCTGCTTGATCAAACATAACAGGTGCTGTTCTACCAATACCATATGGTGTTTGTCTTAATACTGCCACATTACCTGGAGTAATAGTATTGTCTGTTGCTCTTGGTACATAGTATTCACCACCATCTGTAAATACTTGTAAATCTTTACCAGATAAAAAATGTCTTACTTCATTAACTTCTGAACCTGCAATATCTATATCAATAGATTCATCAGCAGCTCCAGATCCTGTATCAAAATTAAAGTACTCAGATATTCTAGAAGCTAATACAGATGCAGGTCTATCTTTAACACCACCTAACCATAATCTATTATTATGAAATGTAACTGCTTGTGGAAAACCACGAACAGAAGATATAGTCTGTTCTTTCCAATTAAAGTGAGGACCAGTACCACTTGCTGTTTCAAGTAATGTTATAGTTATATTAGAAGCATCTGTAAAACCTGTAACAAAAGCTTGTTTATCTGCTACTTCTAAATATGTATTTACATATGCAGATGTAAAATATCCTGTAGAAGATGTAAGTGTAATTCCTGTTCCAGCTGTAGCTGATGATAAACTTACACTTATAGATCCATCAGCATATTTATAAAAAGGTTGTTTTGATTTATTAACACCACCTACTGTTACCGAATCATCTTCATCAAATGAAAATGTTTGTACTTCAAACGCTGTAGCTGAAGTTCTAAATATTTTTCTAATAGGATTATCTCTATGTGTTATAAATATTGTATCACCAAATTGTGCAAAATTTAATTCAAACAATTGAGCTGTACTCCAATTGCAGTTTGTTGTAACATTTGTAGATAAAGCTGTACCACTAATATTATAAACGTCCATTCTATTATTGGATAAAGCTATAATAGCTATTTCATCATCAGAAAATACAAATGGTATTAATCTACATTCTGCAGGTAATGTAGCTAAGTAATGAGTTCCTGGTCTTCTCATTACACCACCTTCTGCTAACAATGCAAAGTTTCTACATTGTTTAGCACCATTTATATAAGCTGGAGTATCTGTACGAGTAGCAAGTAAAGGATTAAGTTCCCCTGCTGAAAAGTTGGTTATTACAGTTTTTAATGATCTTGCCATTATACATTAGTTCTCGTAGTATTTCTTAGGTTTATATATCTTGATGTATCAAGTTTTTTATTTGTAACTTCAGAAGCATCTATGTTTTTAGATATTAAAAATTGTCTATCTGCCATAGCTTTAAACTCTCTAATCATTCCTGCATCTCTTGCAACAGATCCTGCAAATAAAGATGCAAGTTCATATTCTAAAGCTAATCTAAAATGAGCTGGAAAGTATTCTTCTTCTACTCTGTAAATGTAATCTAATATTAAACTATGATTAGCTCCATATGTATTTACATAGATCATATCTTTGTATCTAGTATATGGAATTATATAATCATTAACTGATAATGAAACTATATGTAATACTCCAGGATTAGCAGGTAGTTGATAAGCATATTCATACTTAGCTTCTGGAGCTGCAGTTAATAATGATAATTGTTTTTGATTAGTAGCAAACTTCCATCTATGTCTAGTTAATGAAGATTCTACTATGTCTTCATAAACATTAGAAGCAACAAGAGCTTCTGTACTTCCATCAGAAAAAGAAGATATAGGTGAAGCTCCTATCATTACTAATGCTCTTGCACATATATCTACTTTTGTTGTTGCCATAAATTCCTAAAAATTAAAGTGAGGGCGAGTTGCCTCGCCCACACAAGTATCATTATGCTAAAGCTACAGTAGTGACAGTAGCTGCACCACTAGCTGATGTTACTGATAGCACGTCTGCTGCTATAGTTCCACCTACGCCAGAAGTAACAATTATAATGTCACCTTGCTTTAGTTCATTTGTTGCTGAGTTGAAGTAACCAGAAGCGACTATTGTTCCGATTGCATCTCCATCTATATAGAAGAAAACACTATTACCACCAGCTTCAGCAATCTTTTTGATTGGGTTGCTTGTTGCGTATGCCATATTATCCTCCTATTACTCCGCACATTTCTGTATTCTAATACCATCAGTATCAATTAATGTACCACCTATGCTTAGCATAGAAGTAATTAAGTGAGAAACTTTTTCTGGTATATAGTTTACTTCAGTTTTAACGTCAGTACCGACACCTAAACCAAGAGATGATTTATGGAAAGCTACAGTATGTCTGTCAGTTGAACCAGAAGTTTCTAGTCCACTGTGTACAAACCATAAGAATCCTAACCATCTTTTAGCAGTCATTCCTCCAGCATATGGAAGCTCACCTTCGCCTACATATTCTACTCTAGAGAATTGATCTAGGTTGATTAGATCAGACCATTGTTTTGGTCCTACTACCCAGTATCTTTGTTGATCATCTGGTACGTCATTAGTATTGAAAAGTTCCATCATAGCTTGAGC